CAGTTTCCACCTATTGATGACTCAGGATTAGATGTTGCAGATAGACACGCAACTCTTAAAACTGCTGATGGTGGTTTTTTGCTAGAGGGTAGATTTTCAATGAAGTCACTTACATCACCTTATCAAGCAGAGGAGATGGCTGAAATAATTCTAAGAAGATCAAGAGAAGCTTTACAGCTTTCAATTAATGTAGGATTTGATGCTTATGATTTAGTTATTGGAGATATAGTAAATATTACACATTCATCATTAGGTTTTTCTGCAAAAGCATTTAGAGTTATGTCTTTAACTTTTAACGAAGATTTTACGATAGAATTAAATCTAGTAGAATATCAAGGAAGCCATTATACATTTGCACCTAAAACACAACAAACATCAACACCATCTACAAATCTTCCAAATCCATTTGTAATACAGCCGCCAGCAAGTGTAACTTTATCAGATACTCTTGTTGAGTATAATGATGGAACAGTTATTGTTGCATTAGATGTAACTATCGGTGCTTCACCTGATAGCTTTGTAGATTTCTACCAAGTAGAATATAAATTAAGTACAGATTCAAATTTTATAATAGGTTCAAGAGGTTCATCATTAAATCATAGAATATTAAATGTAATTGACCAAAAAGTGTATGATGTAAGAGTAAAAGCTGTAAATACACAAGGAGTTAGTTCATCTTTTGTAACAGCACAAAGAACTATTGTAGGTGCGATTGCACCACCATCAGATGTTGAAAACTTTACTTGTAATGTTTCAGGGCAAGATGCACATTTATCTTATGATGCTGTACCAGATTTAGATTTAGCATTTTATCAAATAAGATTTTCTTCAAAAACTGATGGAACTGCTGAATGGTTAAACTCTGTTAATCTTGTAACAAAAGTATCAAGACCAGCAACTTCAATAACTGTACCAGCAAGAGTAGGAACATACCTTATCAAAGCTGTAGATAAATTAGGTAACTTTAGTTCAAATGCAACAGCAGTAATATCAACTGTTGCTGGATTACAAAATTTTAATGCTGTTACTACTATTAATGAACACCCTACATTTTCTGGAACTAAAAATGATGTCGTTATATCTGATGATGCAATAATACTAGACTCAAGTGAATTGTTTGACTCTGCTTCAGGAAATTTTGATGATGAAACTACAAGATTTTTTGATTCAGGTGTATCTAATGCAGACTTTAAATCTTCAGGAAACTATGAGTTTGCTAATGTAGTTGATATTGGTGCAAAACACACAGTAAGAGTAACAGCTTCATTGACACAAACTGCAAGAAACCCTGACGATTTATTTGACAATAGAAGTGGATTGTTTGATTCTGCAAAATCTAATTTTGATGGAGATACACCAGCTAATTGTGATGCTCATTTAGAAATTGCAACATCAGACGATAATGTTACTTTTACATCTTTTCAAACATTTGTTATAGGAAACTATACAGCTAGATTTTTAAAATTTAGGCTTGTGTTAACATCAAGTGATTTAGCTTCAACTGCTGTTGTATCAGAGGCTACAGTAACAGTTGATATGCCTGATAGAATACAAAGTGAAAATGATATTGTTTCAGGAACTTCTACAAAAACTGTAACATTTGCATCACCATTTAAAAGTACAAATTATGCAGTTGGTATAACAATGGAAAATGCAGATACAGGAGATTTTTTTACAATATCAAATAAAACAGTTGATTCTTTTGATGTCTTGTTTAAAAACTCTAGTGGAACAAATATTTCAAGACAATTTGATATGATTGCAAAAGGATTCTAAAAGGAGTATAAATAAATATGGCACAGGCAACAGATTTTACAATAGCGAACCAATCATTCCCAAATTTTAGAACTGATTTAAACACAGTTTTAGGAGCAATCAATTCTTCTAATTCTGGTACATCAAGACCTAGTTCTGCAACAACAGGCACATTCTGGCTTGACACCTCTAGTTCAGGGTCAAATTTATTAATACTTAAATTCTTTGATGGTTCAGATGATATTACATTTGCTACATTCAATACATCATCAAATACAGTTGATGTTTCTGACTCAGCTTCAGACCTTGTAGGAGATACAACTCCACAATTAGGTGGTAATTTAGACACAAATTCATCTAATATTCAATTTGATGATGCACATGGAATAACTGATGATTCAGATAATGAACAACTTATATTTCAAAAAACATCAAGTGCAGTTAATTTCTTAGAAATTACGAATCAAGCAACAGGAAGCAATCCTAGTTTATCTGCAAATGGAAGTGATACAAATGTTGGTTTAGAATTTTCTACAAAAGGAACAGGAGCAATAAAATTTAATGATCTAGCTTATGTACCACAACAAGCATTAACTTCTTCATCAAATGCTGTTGCATGGGATACACAAGCAAAGCCAAACGCATATCACCTTACAACAGAAAATACTACTTTTTCCGCACCTACAAATTCTGTAGAGGGTTCATTTATTTGTTTGGAAATAAATTATGATGGTTCACACACAATCGCTTTCAATACTGCATTTGAATTTGCGGGATCAACAGCACCAACATTTACATCAACAGATGGTAAAACAGATATTTTAGTTTTTAAATATAATGGTTCTGTTTGGCAAGAAGTAGGTAGAACACTTAATTTAAGTGAAAGTTAAAATATGTACGCATTAGTCAAAAACGATAATATTGAAAAAATAATTAATAATCCTAAAGCTATGATTATTGATGATGTGCAATATCCAGCAAAGATTTTTCAATTATGGTCATCTTCTGAATTAAATGCCATAGGTATTTATGAAGTTACTACTGATACATCAAATTTTAAAGATGAATATTATTACATAAATACTAATGAACAATTCAATTATTCAGACAATCAAGTTACAAGATCATGGGGTACTGCTACACCAAAAAGATTAGAAGATGAAGATGCTGTAGATGAAAATGGCGATCCTGTTTTAGATGATGATGGCAACCAAATAATTAATTATGGTCTTAAAACTGAAAAGAAAAGAATTGTAAAACAACAAGCATCAGGATTACTTGCACCTACAGATTGGTATGTAGTTAAAGCAACAGAAGTAGCAGAATATAATGTTCCTGAAAACATCACATCATTTAGAACAGAAGTAAGAGCAAAATCAAATGAGATGGAAACTCAAATAGATGCTTGTACTACTGTTGATGAACTAAAACAATTATACGAATACACAGAACAAGAAGACGGAACTATAACAAGACCTTTACCTGAATTTCCAGAGGAGATTTAATGTTACCAACTATTTCAACAGGAAATGTAGCATCTGCATTAGCTGGAGAATATGAAGTTGCTAATTCTTGCAGATTTAACTCAGATGCTTACATGGTTAAAAATATAGTTACCCCAACAAATCAAAAAAAATATACTATTAGTGTTTGGGTAAAAAAATCAGTAATTTCATCAAGACAAAGAATATTTTCTGTTATTGATACAAGTAATACTGCGGCTTATTCATATTTAGAATTTCAATCAGATGATAGATTAAATTTTGATGATTTTGATGGTTCAAGTACAAGATTAACAAGAACAACTAACAGATTATTTAAAGACCCATCAGCTTGGTATAATATAATTATTGCTGTTGATACTACACTCAGTTCTGCGTCATCAAGAGTTAAAATGTATATAAATGGAACTGAGGAAACAGATTTTGCAGTTACATCAAATGCTAGTCAAGATTTTAACACAACTACTTTAAATTCTTCTAAAACTTTTAGAATTGCAGAACATGGAACTGCTGGATTTAGATTCGGTGGGTATATGTGTGAATTTGTTTTAGTAGATGGCTCACAACTTGATCAAACATCATTTGGAGAATTTGATTCTGATAGTCCTAATATTTGGAAACCAATAGATGTATCAGGATTAACTTTTGGTAATAATGGATTTTATTTAGATTTTGAAGATTCAAGTAATTTAGGTAATGATGCAAATGGTGGCACAGATTTTACAGAAACAAGTTTAGCGGCAACAGATCAATCTACTGACAGCTGTACAAATAATTTTGCAACAATGAATCCTTTAGCTGTTCCACCATCTAATGCACCAACTTTTGCAGAGGGTAATACTAAAGTATCAACAAATAATGCTAATGGTAATCCTACACTTTCAACTATCGGAGTATCACAAGGAAAATGGTATGTAGAAGCAAAAAGAATAAGTTATGATGGTGGTTCTAGTGCTGATGATGGATTTAGAATAGGTCTTGGTGTTACTTATGATCAAAATGTAAATATTATTCCAGCTGGTATTTCAAATTCTGGTCATTACTTTATGATTGGAAGTGGTATAGTTTATAATGGTTCAACTGATTTAGGAGATAAAGCTGGAGATTCAAATGTTTCAGATGATGGTGTTGTTGGAATAGCTTTAGACTTAGATAATAATAGAATTAGCTGGGCATTTAATGGTGCTTGGATGACAGGTTCTAATGCTTGGAGTGGGAGTTCACCATCTAGTTATGTTACAATAGAAAGTGGAAAAACTTACTTTTTTTTACAAAATGATGGTTCAACAGGTAGAGCGTACACAGCTGGTTGGAATTTTGGTGGAGCATCTGCTTTCGCAATCTCCTCAGGAAATACTGATGCAAATGGATATGGAAACTTTGAATACGCACCACCTAGCGGATATTATGCACTATGTACTAAAAACCTAGCGGAGTTTGGATAATGAGTTATACAACTATAGACGACCCAACAATTTATTTTAATACTAAACTTTACTCTGGTAATGGTGGAACACAATCTATTACAGGTGTTGGATTTCAACCTGATTGGGTTTGGTTAAAAGACAGAACTGCCGCAAATTCTAATAAACTATATGATGGCGTTAGAGGAGCTACTAAATATTTAATATCAGATGATAACAGTGCAGAAGCCACACAATCTAATGGCTTAACAAGTTTTGATAGTGATGGATTTACTCTTGGCTCTTATGGAGGAACTAATAACAGTTCAAATAATTATGTTTCATGGAATTGGTTAGCTGGCGGCACAGCACCAGCCATAACATACTCAGTAAAAGTAGTTTCAGATAGTGGTAACAAATATAGATTTGATGACTTCGGTACAAGTGCTGTTACATTAGATTTGCAAGAGGGTGGTACTTACACATTCGATCAATCTGATAGTTCAAACTCTGGACACCCTTTAAGATTTTCTACAACATCAAACGGAACTCATGGTGGCGGTAGTGAATACACAACAGGAGTTACAACAAATGGAACACCTGGTAGTTCTGGTGCTTACACAAGAATAACAGTAGCCGCATCTGCACCAACTCTTTACTACTATTGCACACAACACTCTGGAATGGGTGGACAAGCGAACACAAATTCAACATTTGGTTCGTCAAATTTTGGTGGTAGCATACAAACAAATGTTTCTGCAAACACAACAACAGGATTTAGTATTGTGTCTTATACAGGAACAGGCTCAAATGCTACTATTGGTCATGGATTAGGTGCAATACCAAAAATGTATATTGCAAGAAATATTACTGATGCTGAACAATGGACAACTTATCATGTAGGATTAGATGCTTCAGCACCAGAAGATTATCATGTAAGATTAAATACTACTGACGCAAGAGTAGATGAAGCGGCAGTTTGGAATGATACAGCACCAACAAGTTCTGTATTTAGTGTGGGGGATTCTGGTGCACCTAATGGAAGTGGTGACAGTCATATAGCCTATTGTTTTGCAGAAGTTAAAGGTTTTTCAAAACTTGGAAGCTATATCGGTAATGGAAACGGAGAGGGAACATTTGTTTACACAGGATTTAAACCAGCTTGGATAATGATTAAAAGAAGTAGTCATAGTGGCACAAGTTGGGAAATAAGAGATAACAAAAGACAACCTTTTCCAGATGGAAATGCAAAAAGACTTTTTGCTGATGATTCTAGTGCTGAAAGTTCTAATAATGAAGCAGTAGAAAAATTATCAAATGGTTTTAAAATTAGGTCAACAGGTGGGGGTCATAATACTTCTGGAAACACTTACATCTACATGGCTTTCGCAGAATCACCATTTGTAAATTCTAATGGAATACCAACAAACGCAAGATAATATGAATGATAAAATTTTTAAACATACTAAAACATTGGAAAGGTAATTTATGGAAGAAATCAAACAACGAATTAAAGAACATGAAGGGTTTAGGGATACTGTGTATTCCGATAGTCTGGGTTTCGCTACTATTGGCTATGGTCATCTTGTACTTCCCTCTGACAATTTTGTTAAGGGTAATACTTATCCTAAAGAGATGCTTGAAGAAGTTTTTGATAATGATTTTAAAATAGCACACGATTCAGCTAACGAACTTCTTGCAGATATTGAACATAATCACATAGTAAAAGGTGTTATTATAGAAATGTGTTTCCAACTAGGAAAACCAAGAGTTATGAAGTTTAAAAAAATGTGGGAAGCATTAAAAAATAATGATCTTGAAACTGCATCAAAAGAAATGATAGATAGTAATTGGCATAAACAAACTACAAAAAGATGTGAGAGTTTGGCTAATGTAATGAAAAATGCAAATAACTAGGAGAAACAATGCTAACTAAAAAACAAAAAAAACTACCAATGGCTTTACAAAAAGCTATACTGAAGAAACAAAAACAAACTAAAAAACCAAAAAGGAGAAAATAATATGCCGTATCATACAGGAAAAGGTTCTCATGGCGGAATGAAGAAGAAGAAAAAGAAAAAAGCTAAGAAACCAAAAATGAAAACACTTTTGCTTTAGCCCATACAAGGGCTATGAGGAGTGTAGGGAAATGAGTGGATTTACAACATCAGTTACATTAAAAGAAATGATAAACAAATTTCCAATGCGAAAGAGAAGAAGAAATGTCAAAAAAAAGAAAAAGAAAAAGAGTAGCAAGAGATAAACAAACAGACTTGCCAAAAAAATATTTATCTGGTCTTAAAGGCGGTGCTAGATCAGAGAGAGCAAGTTTAATCAAAGCTATGTCTGAAGCTTACAAAAGAGGACAAAGAATACCAAGATCAATGTTTAGAGCAAGGGCAAGAAGTGGCTATTAGAAGAAAACCTTTATCTGCAAGAGTAATTTCTATTCTTAGAGCAAAGGCTAAGACTCGAAAAAATATAACTCTTGGTATATTAAAACAAGTTTATAGACGAGGCCAAGGTGCATATCTTTCGAGCGGCAGTAGGCCAAGAACATCAATGCAAAGTTGGAGCCTCGGCCGTGTTAACTCGTTTCTCAGAGGGTCAAGAAAACATGATCTTGATTTAAGAAGAAAAATTCGTAAAAGAAAATAATGAAAACAACTAAAGAAAAATTTGTAGAGATTGATGGTAGAATCAAATTAGTAAATCAAAAAATAGATTTAATAATTAAGAACCATCTACATCACATGAAAAAAGACATAGATAGAATTTTATATAGTCTTGGTGCAATCGGCCTTCTAGTTTTAGGACAACTTCTTTACTTATTCACCAAATAGTTGTATAGGTCAGTATATGACCTATAAGAGAATACTTGTAATATCTGATATGCACATTCCATATCATCACAAAGACTCAATACAATTTTTAAAAGAAATCAAAAAACAATATAAACCAGATTTTGTAGTAAATATTGGTGATCTATTAGATTTTCATGCAATCAATATGCACACACACGACCCAGATTTATATTCTGCTGGACACGAACTAAAACAATCAAAAAAATATGTTAGAGAACTAGAGTCTATATACCCAAAAATGGTTGAAGTAGAATCTAATCATTCAAGCTTAGTTTATAGACGAGCATTAAAATATGGAATGAGTAAAGAGTTTTTAAAAGACTATGGTGATTTTTTAGGAACTAAAAAGTGGAAATGGGTAGATGATTTGACAATAGATTTACCTAATAAACAAAGATGTTTTTTTACACATGGAAGAAGTGCAGATGTTTTGAAAGTATCTCAAACTATGGGTATGTCAGCAGTTCAGGGTCATTATCATACTAAGTTTGTTATATCTTGGTGGGCTAATCCTGATAATCTATTTTTTGCTATGAATGTAGGTTGTTTGATAAACCAGCGAAGTCTCGCTTTTGCTTATGCTAAAAACTTTAAAACAAGGTTTATTTTAGGTTGTGGTATTATTATTGATGGAATACCAAGACTTTTGCCAATGGTATTGAATAACAAGGGTAATTGGATTAAAAAGCTTGTATGAAGAACAAAAAGGGTACTTTAAAGGCTCATAGAAGCGATTTAAGGGCTACTGATAGACAAATAGGTGGTAAGCACTATCAACTACCAATATCACCTTTAAAATTCATTTTAGCTAATAATTTAAACTTTGTTGATGGTAATATTGTAAAATATGCAGTTCGTAAGAAAAAAGGCGAGTCTTTAAAAAGTAAATACGAAAAGATAAAGCATTATTGCGATCTTGGAATAGAATTGATAAAAGAATAGTATGTGGTTCACTTTAGGAAAATTAGCATTAAGAACAGGTGCAGAAATTTATAAAAATAAAAAAAAAGCTAAGTTGCTTGAAAGCGAAGCTGAAGTAAAACATTTAGAGAGAGCAGTAGCTGGAGAAGTAGAATTACAAAAAATAGTTCATCAAAGACAAGAGTCAGATTTTAAAGATGAATTTTGTTTGATTTTACTTAGTTTGCCTTTACTGATTTTAGCATACTCTGTTTTTTTTGGAGATCAAGCTTTACAAGAACGAGTAGATTATTTTTTTATGAAGTTTGAAAATCTTCCATATTGGTATCAGGGATTAGTTATAGGTGCATTTAGTACGATACTAGGTATTAGAGGAGTAAATACCTTTAAAAAAAAATAATATAAATTTACATCAAACATCTGTATTAAGAATCTATGAGGATAGATGCGGTAATTATAGATGCAGAGTTTAGAATGGAATCAGCTTATTCAGAATATGGTCACTATATCTGTTTGAGATTTGTAGATGAAAGCCCAGCTTTAAATAAACTAAAAGGTTTCATACAAGAACTTTCACAATTTGATGATGTAAAGCTTGTAGATTATAATTACGATATTGAAACAATAAATGAGTTTTCTAATTTAGATGGCTTTGATATTGTTAAGCATTAGCCCTCTTGTCTGTTTGCTAACTTAATATCTGTTTTTATTTCTGTTTGTTTCATTGAAGAATATCTATCAAGATTATTATATTTTAGTTTTGCTCTAATTAGATTTGATTCTGCATGAGCCAAGCTGTTAATTATTTCTTTATACTCAGGGTCAAGTCTTGCTTTATGTTCTGCTTCAATAGCTGTCTTTGTATCTAATTTATGTTTTAGAAAACATTTAGCAAACATAGCTTTTTTTCCCTCGTCTAAGATAATTACTTTTTCAGCCCATTTAGACCATTCTTCAGCCGCTTTGTCCATTTGGATATAAGCTTCTTTACTATTAAGGGTGTTCATACATTAATTTATTTATTTTTTCTAATTCTTCTATTTC